CACTCCTCTGATGGAGAATGACCCGGGTTACGTTGACCGGATCAAAAAGAGTGGACCAGAATGGCTCGTAAAGGCATGGTTAGATGGCGATTGGAACATAGCACCGGGCGCTTTCTTCGAAGGTGTTTGGGATCCAAGCATTCATGTTGTTGAGCCTTTTACAATACCATTGGAGTGGAAGAGGTGGAAATCTTACGACCATGGATACAAGTCACCGGCTGGATGCGTCTGGTTCACACAAGATTATGATGGTATAATCTATATCTACAGAGAGCGTTATTGGAGCTCGAAACCAAATAAGGGAAGTGAAACACCAATAGAAGAGATTGCGAGGGAGATCAATGAAGCTGAAGATAGTGAAAGAAAACTCAAGGTTAAATTCAAAAGTAATGTGGCCGATTCAGCGATATTTATGCGAGACGGTCGCCAGAAGAGTGTTGCAGACGTATTTGCTGATTATGGTATTATGTGGGAGTCTAGCGCGAAAGGTCCAGGATCTAGGGTACAAGGTTTACAAGAGATCGTTGACCGTTTGGCAAATGGTAACCTTAGGGTTTTCAACACTTGTAAACATTGGTTGCGTACAGTACCGTCGCTACCTGCCGATCCCAAGAGGGTTGAAGATATTGACACGAGTGCAGAGGATCATTTATTCGATGCGACGAGATATGGGTTAATGTTGAGACGAGCTAGGACTATAAAGCCTAAGCCGAAACCAAAAAAGCCGACGCCATTCACTTTAGAGTGGTTGGATCGACTCGACGAACTACAAGACAGGAATGAATCATGGCCGATCTAGGTATATTATCAATAGAATCTGGCACGGGAGATAATGTACCGTCAGATGCCAGTGGCATGCTAAAGAAATGTCAAAAGAATATAAACCTTTCATATAAGAAATGGAAGAAATATTACAAAGAAATAGAGCATAGCAGGGTATACGCTCTAGGTAAACTTAATCCTCGATCTATTACTATGGTGCCTGCTCAAACAATGCAGGAAGGTGGTCGATCGATAAAAGGTAATATTATCCATGCTACACTGCAGGGTTTGCTGCCGCATATTTATGCTAAGAATCCAGAGATAAGAATACGTCCGCATAAGTTTGTAGATGCTGGCAGTTCTGAGTATAGAGTTTCTGATTTATTTTCTGCTACATTAGAAACGGTTTTAAACGAATCTTTAAAGAAAGCCGACCTAAAGAAAATAGCAAAGCAAGTTATTAGATCTTGTATGACTAGCAAAATTGGTGTTGTAAAGGTTACATATCAAAGAGATTACTACACTGACCCATTGGTTAGTAGACAATTTAATGACGCTCAAGATAGTTTAGCTAGATTGCAGTCCGATGTAAAAGAGCTTATGGCCAACGATACTTATGGCGGTGAAAAAGACGAGTTGATAGAAGAAGTAAAAGAAACCATGCTTGGTTTACAAGATCGTGTAGAGGTTATGCAGAGAGAGGGTTTAAACTTAGGTTTTGTTAGACCAGAAGACTTTCGCATGGATACCTCATTAGACTCCTTGCAAGAATATCAATCAGCGCAGTGGATGGCTAACGTGACATGGATGACGCCAGCAGACGTAATGGATAGGTTTCAACTATCTAAAGAAGAAGTACAAAAGCTAGTCGTTTACAAGCGTACAGATGCCGGCGTGCTGAATAGATTAACGAGGGATGAGGGTTTGCAATCTGGTGGTACTGAAGACGTTAATCTTGCTTTGGCTGTTTGGGAATACTGGGACAGAACAGCACAAACAGTTTACACTTTTGCAGAGGGTGGCGTTAAATGGTTAAAAGAACCGTTTCATCCCAATCGACTTGGTGAGAAGTTTTTTCCATACTTTTTGCTAGGACTTAACTGGATTGATGGCCAAGAATGGCCTATATCCGAGACAGAACTATTGATGTCTCTGCAGGATGAATACAACACCATACGCACTCAAATGTCTAAGCATAGGGAGTTATCTGCGCCATTTTATGTGGCAGATGCTTCCCGTGTAAACTATGAAGATATCGAAGTTTTTAGTCAGGCAGCGATAGGTGAAATAGCGTTAATAAACGCTTCTGGACAGGCTGTGAACTCTGTGTTTCAACCAGCAACTCCCCCACCTATGAATCCACAAGTTTATGATACCTCTCCACTGCGGACAGATATTGAATGGATTAGTGGTCTTGGCGATGCGCAGAGAGGTGGTATTAACAGGGCAAAGACCGCAACAGAGGCAAACATACAGCAAGAAGGTCTAGCTACTCGCATCGCAGAGAAAGTGGATATCACAGAAGATTGGTTAAAAGAACTTGGTTGGTTTGCTGCGGAGATTTTATTACAAGAGATTCCGCCGCAGAAGGCTATTGAAATAGCTGGACCAAATGCTTTCTGGCCTATACTAAACAAACAACAATTATATGATTCTGTTTATATCGATATAGCAGCTGGTAGTACTGGCATGCCAGATACTAACGAAGAGCGAATGCGTTGGATAGAGTTGATGCCTATCATAATGCAAAACATAGAATTGGTTCAACAGATGCGTGGCTTTGGTGTGCCCGATGAGTTTAACCCGTATGTTCAGTTATTAGAAGAAACGTTCTCTAGGTTTGACGAGAGAATTGATATAGCGAAGTTCTTACCGCCGATGCCAGAAGAGATGCAACGGGTAATGCAACAGAATCAAATGATGCAACAAGCTATGGGCCAAGGAGGACCATCTGGACCGAGTAATGCTGTACCTCCACCACAAGGTATGAATGAGGTACAAAATGCTCCACAAAATAGAGTAGACCAACGTACAAGAAATCAGTATAGAGAACCACAGGGAGGGATCTAATGGCTGAAGAACAAGCAGTGATGAGTAGCGCAGATATGTATGAAAATACTATGGATGTGCTAGAAAAAGAGTTGGAATCTATCCAGGCAGAGAAACCAGAGGAGGAAGTTAATGTCGAAGTCCAATCCGAGGCCGATGAAAAGACCAATACTGACACTCCCACCTACCAAGAAGCCGAGGCAGCACAAGAAGACGAGGGGAGCAGAGAGGTTGTCGCAGAAGCACCAGCAGAAGCAGTTTCAGGAAGCGAGGGACATCAAGCGCAACCTGGGTTAGACGAGGAGGATGCAGAGGTATATGGGAATCTAAAACCTAAGGCGCAAGAACGTTTCGAACATTGGATAAATAGAGCTAAGGAGTTAGAAACAGCTAATGAGGACTTGCAATCATCTGGAGAGTTACATGAATATATCATGGATTCGGGCACCAATGCAGAGCAACTTAACTGGTCCTTGGGTGTGTTTAGGAGTTTAAATTCTGGCAATTATTCAGAGGCTGTTAGAGCTTTAGAGGCGTTGGATGACTTTGCTGACCAGATAGGTGAAACACTTGGGGTTAATAGAACAGCACAAACAAATGCTGGATATGGTGATTTCGAAGATCTATCTGAAGCTGTTGAAAACTTAGAGATTAGTGAGGACTGGGCCAATAGATTAGCCGCCGACAGGATTAGTACTAGTTCACAAAATCAAGCACAAGCTGACTACCAGCAATACTACGATCAACAGTTACAAACTCAAGCAGCAACGCACGAAACAACAGATCAAGCATTATCAGATATTACAGAGTGGGAAAACGATTTAATTGTTTCAGATCCAGACTTCGCGTCTAAAAAAGATACTATGATGGAGATTAGCAGAGAGGTAGCTTCATCTGATTTCCCACCGGAACAATGGTTGGGTATCCTTCAAAACCAGTATAATGTACTTTCGCGTGGAATGAGTGTCGCCGCCAACGCGAATGGAAATGCTAGTAGAAATTCCGGGCCTCTAGCTCCCGGTAGATCAAGTAGCGGCACAGGCAACGCATTAGATATTGGTCAGGCTGAAGCAACACCGGAGTTTCTTCAAGCACACCTAGATTCAATGCGTAATTAACAGGATTAGATGTTAGCTGGGCTCATCGCCAGTAGCACGTATAGGCTTTCGTGTCGCCAACCCTGTTCCGATATAATATACATTACCAGGAGGTAATATAATGGCAACAAACACTGCATTAAATGCTGCCGACATTACCCAATTGGGATTTGTAGCTCTTCAGAATTACTTGAAGAATAAACCTATTGACCAGGTTGCTGTACAGCATCCTCTACTCAAAGCTCTAATGGCGAAGAAAAAGCCTTGGGGCGGCGGTAAAGAGAATATTGTGGAGCAGATTCGTACAGGTTATGATAACAATTTTCAGTGGTTCGGTGACGGCGCCACGAAAAACGTTTCTTCCCCTGTTACGTTTAATACCCGTGATACGGTCGTACAGGCTTATTATCCTTGGAACTCGGCACATGACGGTTTCCAATTTTCTGAAGACTTTCTAATTGGTAACGGCATTCTTATTGGTGACTCCCAGAGCCCAAGCAACTCAAGCGCAGCGGGTCTCGTGCAGCTAACCAACGTTTTCAACGAAGCGATGGAAGTTCTTCGACTAGGTTTCGAAGACATTCTTGACCAATCGTTGCATCTCGATGGTACGCATAACTTGGGTGGCGGTACTTCTTTGGCTAGCAAGGCAGTTAACGGTTTGGATTTCTTAGTATCTTTTGATCCTCGCTCTGGCATCGTTGGTGGTATCAACCGTGCTACAGTGGGTAATGAGTACTGGCGTAACAATTGGGATACTGGCGGCGGTCTGAACACTCACGTGTCTACGACTCCGGCAGGTCATGGTCATGCCTCTCTATTGGCTGCGATGCACACTATGTGGCGCGCATGTCAGAAGAATGGCGGAACCCCTGATTTCCTATTGGCAGGTACTGACTTTATCAAAGGTTATGAATTAGCAGTAGACGCTAAAGAATCTCGCTACGCGGTACAGCCAGGTTCTATGAGCGCTCCGTGGAACTTTGACCCCTCGACAGAGATCAAAGACAGCGGTACGTTTACTGGCTTGTATTTCCAAGGCGTTCCCATCATCTGGGATCCAGTCTTTGATGTTCTTGATGAAGTAGCTGGACGACGCGATAGCAACGGTACGACTGTGTTATGGTCAAAACGTTGTTACATGCTGAATCTTAAGCACCTCATGCTTCGACCAATCGAAGGCAATGATATGATCGCACGGAAGCCTCCGCGTGAGCATACTAGCTATAACTACTACTGGGGCATGACGTGGCGTGGTTCTGTAACCGCTAACCGCATGAATTGCCACGGTGCTATTATGGCATCTGGTGTGTAGTAAAATATGGACCTTGGGGGCTTCGGCCCCCTTGGTTCTTTTTATCAGGGAGATAAAAATATGAAAATAGTTCCAATGTTAGATATCATGGTGACAATGAATCCTTTTTCGAAAGTGAAGAAGGTTTTTCCTGCGCATGAACTGCCAGTATACATTGAAGAATATGGTGCCAATAACATAGAGGTTATAGGCAAAAACGGCGAAAACCATGACATTGAAACCGTAGAGAAAGAAGTAGAACGAATGGTTATGTTTCATGGGAAAGAGATGCTCCAACAGGTTTTTGGTACAAACTTTATCGACAGTATTGAAGTATCGATAAACAGGGTTATTGAGAAGGAGAAGGAAATAGATGACAGCACGAACACTGCTAAGTCTAAGAACAGAGCTCGGGCAGAGGCTAGGGTTTAGTTCCTCTGGTTCTGGAGCTATACTCCAGGCTGACTTACTTAACTCTGCGTTAAGAAGCGGCCAAGAACAGCTTTTCTATGAGTTTGGTGATCTATTAACTCATAGGGTTAACGATACAGAACCTGGTTCTACCACAGCTGGGGTAAGTTTGTATGACTTTCCACCAGACTTAGATCCTTTAAAGGCTCTTACAGTATCTGTACAGCGCAATACGGGCGGAGCTTATTACGAGTTAGCCGTTGGTATTAGCGTAGGCGATAGAAATGTCTTGCCAGTTATCAATCAGCGATGGCCATCTAGGTACGACATAAGAAACAACTCTGTTGTTGCTGGCGTTGTTAAGCCTATGATGGAATTGTGGCCTGTTCCAGATAAAGTTTACCCACTAAAGCTAACATATAATGCCAAACTCGGTGATTTTACTATAGACACCGATCTTAGTACTATTCACCCTCAACTAATCTTGTTGCATGGCATTGTTACAATGAAAGCGCATTATCAGCAGGGTGATTATCAATTATATGCTTCTCAGTTACAATCATTGCTGGGTAGAATAAAGGCCATTGGACTGCAAGCAGGTGGTTCAACTCGCAGATACTTCAAGCAAACTCAATCATTCTCGCTCGATCCAGCTTCTTACTGGCCAATTGGTTCGTTTGTTAATCAACAGATTACAGATATCATATCTTCTAGCACTACAATTTCACCCGCAACAGACAGTGGCACGTTTATAACCACTGCGTCATCTTCATAGGAGATGTGAATGGCTACAACTAAAGTCATTGATATGACAGCGAGGTCTTCATCGGCCCTAGCTTACGATGATTACTTGTATCTTACTGGTGAATCACCTAATCTTGATGAGAAGATGCAAGCATCGGTATTGCGTGATTATGCTCTCAGCGGTATCAAAACTAGCGCAGAGAGTGGGTTATCACAATCTTCTACATCCTATGCCGGCGCTAACCCAGAATATGAGTTAAAACTCGACGTTAGTAATTTAGCTACCGTTACACCGACCGCTAGTGACTTCCTAGCTATCGATCAGGGCGGCGTTACAAAGAAAGTTTTAATATCTTCGTTACCTAACGTTGGTGATATAACCGATGTAGTTGCTGGAGCAAACTTAAACGGCGGTGGCACAACAGGTTCTGTCACCCTTAATTTAGATACTACAATCACTGGATTAACATCCGTGACTTCTGCTGGTTTTTCAGGGGCATTAACTGGAAACGCAGATACAGCTACGACTTTAGCCACACCTCGAAACATATCAGGTGTAGCATTTGATGGTAGCGCAGCTATCACACTGCTTATGAGTGGTTTGGGTGACGTAGATGGTGGTATGGTACCATTAGATGGTCAGATACTCACATACGACACCACTGCTCCAGCGGGTTGGACGGCTAAGAACGTATCTGGTACTGGCACAGTTACGAGTGTAGGTATCATTGGAACTGATGGCATAGATGTAGATAGTGGTTCGCCTATAACTGGCGCTGGAGATATCACACTAGGACTATCCAGCATACCTAATGCTTCACTTGCTAATAGTTCTCTGACAATAGCAGGTAAAACTGTTGCTCTTGGTGGTACAGATACAATAGATGTTGGTGATTTAGAAGACGTAACTATAACATCGATAGCCGATGATCAATTTCTAAGGTATGACACAGCTTCTTCTAAGTGGATAAATGAGACCGTTGCTGTTGGTGATATAACAGAGGTTGCAGCTGGTACTAACTTGAATGGTGGCGGAATCAGCGGGTCTGTTACGCTTAACTTAGACACTACGTTAACAGGATTAACATCGGTAACATCTACAGACTTCGTGGGTGCCCTAACAGGCAATGCAGATACGGCCACAACCCTAGAAACAGCTCGTAATATAGCTGGTGTAAGCTTTGATGGCTCAGCTGCGATAGATATTCCTATCACTGGATTGTCTGATGTATATGATAGTATGGCGCCAGCTGACGGAGATGTTTTGACGTATGATACAACTAATGGTTGGCAGTCAGAAACGCCAACAACTGGCGACATCGAGGGGGTAACCGCAGGCACTAACCTGAATGGGGGTGGATCATCTGGTACTGTAACGGTAAATCTAGATACTACGCTCACTGGTTTAACGTCTGTAACCTCAACGGATTTCGTTGGAGCATTGACGGGTAACGCTACGAATATAACTGGTAACTTAGCGGTAGCGAATCTCAATAGTGGAACTGGTGCAGCAGTAGGAACATTTTGGCAGGGTGATGGAACGTGGGCCGCACCGCCGTCAACTGGCGACCCAGCAGGAACGGCCGTAGCCATGGCCATAGCTCTAGGAGGGTAATATGGCAAACGTATTCAAAAACGCAGGTGGTGCTTTACCAATTGCATATGGCACACCTATTTATTCGGCTCCTGCAGGTAAACAATGTATAGTACATTCTTGCATTATATCTAATGTGCACGCTTCTGATTCTGCAAATGTTGATATCAAAGTGCAAGTAGATGGTAGTAATTATTACCATGTTGCTAAAGGCGTGCCAGTACCTGCTGGATCTTCATTGGTAATAGATAAACCGATAGACATGGAAGGTGGTGACGATTTAGGTATTATAGCTAGTTCTGTTAGCACGCTAGAAGCTGTGTTAGGTATACTGGAGATCACACCCTAATGTCTTACATTGGCAAAGTAGAACTAAAAGCTAGTGATATAAAGCGAGATAGTGGTACAATAAGCGGCACACCGTCTATTGTAACGTTAAATTTCACAGCTGCTAACTCTAACTCACTACTGTTCTAC